GCCATTGCGCAACGGGTCGCTCGTTCCGGCCTCGTTGACCTTCGTGAGGTTGCTGAGGTTTCGCAGGTTCACGGCCGCGCTCGAGTTAATGACGAGCGAGAGCTGGCCATCGAACGGGGTGCCATTGTCCTCGAGGATTTGCCGGACGCTGTTGATGATGTTGTGGTTCGACGCGAAGGGCGCGGTGCCCGCGGTGCCGACGGCGCGGCTCGCGCCATTCTTCAGCACGGTGCCGGTGTGGGCCTCGATGGCGTTGACGATTTTGCGGAACGCCTGGGCGAAGGTTTGCGTGATGGTGTTCTGCCCGGTGCCGGTATTGCTGAGCTTGCGCCAGGCCTCGCCGGTGAGCGGAATCTTCACGTTCGCGACCTGACCGATAGTCATCTGGTCCACGGTAGGGGTGACGTCGTCGCCCTCGGGGATGGTCATGGCGGGCGTGTGCGAGTTGTTAAGCGTCGGCTCGCCAGCGCGGATGGAATCGACGGTGCCGCCGAGGCTCACGGCCTCGGAACCGGCGTTAATCATCACGCCGGGGATGAAGCCGACGAGCTCGCGGGCAACGATGTCGCGGGCCTGGAAGATATTCTCGGCGATGGCGGAAAGGGTGGATGTATTCATAAAATGCAGATTGGAAAAAGTGGATTACACAAAAGTGGTTGGATTGTCTCAGTCAGTGAGCTTTCCGCCTTCGCGCATGAATTGGTTGCGCTCGGCGTGCGGGAGTTTCTCGAACTCCGCGCGGCTCATGGTTTTCTCGGCCTGATTGGCGGTCATTTGCGACGGCGCGGACTCGGCATCGAGTCCCAGCGCGGCCAGCTCGGAGGCGACCTTGCGGTTCACCTCGCCCTCGCGGGCCGCTTTGGCGGCGGCGACGGCGGCCTCTTTTTCCTTGCCGAGCGCGTCGATGCGCGCCGCGAGCGTGGAGTTCTCGGCCTTCGCGGCCGCGAGCGCGGCACGGGCGGAGGCGAGGTCGGCCTGGGTGCTTTCCAGTCGGGAAATCAAAACGCCTTTTCCTAACAGACGGAGTGCCGTCCGGTCGAAGGCGGAGAGGCGGGCGGGGATGGAAGCCGCTTCAGGCGCGTCGGTTTCGGGTGACACGGGCTTGCCCGCCGTAGCCTCGGCGGAGGCGGGAGTTTCTTCCTCCTCCTCTTCTTCTTCTTCTTTTTCATTGCCGCCTGCGGGAGCTTCCGGCGCGGCGGGGGCCTCGGGCGCGGCGGGCGTCGAAGGGGTTTCGTCTTCGGGGGCGAGGAAAAGAGTGGTGCGGAGTTTCATGGTTCGGGCGGCGCGATGATTGCGAGTTGCGGGCTGGAAAATGTCAAAGCACCAGCTCGGCGAGCAGGGCGGGAAGGTCGCGGTAAAGTCCGTCGTGGATGCGGGGCGCGGCATCACGGGCCTCATACCATTGGCCCTCCATGGCCTCCTGCGGCACGTCGCCGCGGCGGGCGCGCACCCATTCGCGGAAGCGGGCGCCGGGATGGCCAACGGCCTTGAGGTTGCCGCTTTTCGCGAGCACGAGTTCGAGGCCTTCCATTTCCCATTCGCGGGAATCGTCGAGGCCCGCGATGTAGGAGCCGATGGAGCCGGTGACGGCGGAGGGCGCGAAATACACTTCGTCGCACGCACATGCGAGCCAGTAGGCGGCGGAGCAGCAAACCCCATCGGAGTAGGCGACGACGCGTTTGTCCTGCGCGAGTTCGCGGATGCGTTCGCCGGATTCTTGCAGGCCGGTCACGCTGCCGCCGGGCGAGTCGAGAAAAAGCACGACGGTCTGGATCATGTCGTCGGCCGCGACCTCGTCGATGACGGCGTCGAGGATGGCCAGATCGACAAGCGAGGGACCGCATAACATTTCCGGCGCTCGCTTCACGATGACGCCGGAGGCGGAAATGATGGCGATGCCGTTCCCGGTCTCAAGGCTGATGCCGCTGGAATAATAACGCGTGCCGGGCAAGGCCGCGCGGGGCGCGGCGGCGGCGGGAGCGGCGGGAAGATTGCCGGCCAGATAGGCGCGGTAGAGGCTGCCAAGCTCGGCATGGGAGGCGGGCAGGATGGCCCATGGCGTGCCGTAGAGCAGGGAGCTAACAAAGGGGAGTTGTTTCATGGCGTGCGGCGGTTGGAAAAAGCGGGGGAAAACGGGGTAAATCAGGGGGAAGCGGGGGGCGCATCTTCGCCAGGCGAAGATTTTTCCACCGGCTCGGGCGGATTCTTTTTCAGGTCGTCGAGCACGATGCCGAGGTCTTTCATCACGCGGCGTTCCTTGGCGATTTGCCGGAGTTCGCGTTCCCAATCGAGACCCTCTTCGGCGAAGTGGGTTTGCAGGCTGCGCATCCGGTTGGCGACAAGTTCGATGTTCAGGCGACCGACTTTCCCTTTGTCCGCGGTAAGACTGGCCTGCGGGATGTAGGCGGCGGCCCAATACTTCGCGTCGCCGCGCGGGTAGGGCAGGCGACCCGCCTCCATCTCGGCGGAAAGCCATCGGGCGCGGAACCGGTGGAGCCAGCTTTTCTGGCGGAGCAGGCGGCAGGAAATCCAACGGTCGAGGTCGGAATTCGCGATGCGGCTATTCGCGCCGCCAAGGCCGGTGATGTCCCACAGAATATCCGGCGAGACACCGACGCCCCAGCAGATGTCGCGGATGAGGTGTTGAATCAAGTTCACTTGATTCGGATGCATTCGCTCGTCCTTGATGATGCCGATGTCCGCGCCTTTTGGCAGGTTCATCATTCCGCCCTGCGAGCGGTAAAAATCCTCGACCTTATACGTGACGGGCTCCTGCGGCACGGTCTCGCCTTCCTCGATGGTCTCGTCGCGGATGGCGGCGGAAAGCGAGCGCGGGCCATCGTGCCCGCCTGGGTTCTCGCTGTTGTTTTTCATGTAGAGGCCGAAGGCGGCGGCGACCTTGATGGTGAGCTTCGTATCGGCGAGGATTTCCGCGATATCCTGCATGTGGTTTATCGCGTGCGCCAGAATCGTCGGCGGGCGGATGCGGCCGGTGGCGTCCGGGTGCGAGTAGTAAAGCGCGTCGTTCGCGGAAATCGTCTTGACCTTTCCGTCGTCGTCGAGCAACCCGTAAGCGGTGTGCCGGCGGAACTTGTTGATTTTCACACCGTCAATCCAGGTGCGGTCCGAGCCGTCCGGGTTCTTGATTTGGTGCGCCTCGTAGGCCGCGAGCATGTGGCCGCCGGTGCTGGAATGGATGAGCATCGGCAAAATATCGCCATCGCCGAAGGCCGATTTGTTCAGCTCGATTTGGAAGCGTTTGATGCCGAATTGCCCGGCGGCGTCGATGACACCGGCTTCCTCGGCCCGGTCATTCCAATGGGTGTCGGCCAGCTCGTCCCATTCCTCGTCGCCGGAAATGCTGACGGGCGTGAGGTAGCCTAACAAGTCGGCGAGTCCAAAACAGATGCGCTGGGCAAGCCCGAAATTCGCGCGCAGGCTGCGGCTCTTGCGGAGCAACTCCGTGCGGCTGTAGCTGTCGAGCTCGCGTTTCGTGTCGAGGGTTGGCCAGTAGATCCAACCGCGCCGGTCGCTCTGGTTCGCGCCGTCGAAGCCGCTCATGGCCCGGAGGAAATTCGACGCGGCGGCGTAGTTGTCCATTTCCGCTTTTCGAGAGGCGGCATGTCGGCGGCGGCGGCGTTTTTCGGATGCGCTCATGGGTCAGGTTTCGAAGCGGCGGCGGGAGAAATTCACGCGCGAGGCGAGGGGTTGATGGTCGGGCGCGTCCGGGTTGTCGAGCCGTTGCAGGCATAGCTCGAGGATTTCGATGATTTCATTCGGGTCGCCCTGGATGGCCTGCCCGGAGCCGCCGCCTTCCGCGAAGGAAATGTTCGTGACGAGCACGCCCGATGCGCGGTCCGCAAGCGCGGCCGCGAGAGCGGTTTCGAGTTGTTCCGGCGTGTAGAGTCGCAGGTAGGCGGAAATGACGGTGCGGGATACGGCCACGCACCGGGCGCGTGTCAAAACCGGCGGTCATTTGCCGCCCGGCTGGAACTTGTGGCCGATGACGTTCCACAGGACCATGCCCATTTTCAGGCAGTCGCCCCAGTCGTTCGGGGGTTTTGATTTCCAGACGAAGCTGGGGTTCCCGTTGGCGTCAAGTTCGCGGACCAATTCCTCGCCGCAGAGTTCGCGGCAGAATTCCTCCTCGATGTCCATGGGCAGGCACAAGCGCGGGAGGTCGAATTCCTCGACCTTCGATCGGTCGAACTTCCGGATGCGGTCGATGTAGAGCTCGCGCTTGAACGCGTCGTCGTCGAAGTGGCAGACGGGAATGGTTTCGAGTCCGCCTTTGCTGAGTTTCGAGTCGGCAAAAAAGACGGTGTTGCGCACCTGGATTCCGCCGCG